CCACCTGGTGTTAAAGAATTTTGGTTAGATCAATACGGCGATGTTGACGGTTTAAAACTAGGAACCGGATCAAACGGAACGTATGTTGTTTGCGATATGCTAGGGTACGCTAGCGGTTATAATAGTGCAAAGCCTATTGCTGACATGGCTAACATAACAGCACAAATTGAAGCGGCCGGTGGTTTTGATTATTTTACAGGATCAACACCTAATTCATCAATCGGGCTTTACGAAGTAATCCAAAGATTTTGTGCCGGTGAGTATAATGTTCCGATTTACGATCCACCTATTCCACCTGGTCCGCCGCCTGAACCTTATCCAGAGCCAATTGGTTGGCAAGTTATTATTCCAGCAGGAATTTGGGGAGCAGGTACATATCCTGCACCGCCTGCACTTTACGCTCCTACTCTTGAAGAAGCATTTGAAGAAGCGTGGATGCAAGGTATTTTACCAGCGGCTGAAACAGCAGTTGGATTAGCACAAGCCGATCACCCAGAGTTAGTAAACCAAGCAAATGCATTAAACGACGAGTGGACTAATCAACTTGCTAGAGAATATATTAACCAACAACGTATTCAAAACAACGATAGTCCAACTATGTTTGTTGGCACAATTAGCGGTACTACATTGACTGTATCACAAGTTATATCGGGCACTATTGCAGTAGGACAAGTATTAACTGGCACAGACGATTCTACCGCTGCAATTGTTGCAAGTGGCACAACTATTGTTTCCGGAGGGGGCACACAGTGGCAAGTAAACATCAGTCAACAAACTACCACTGATTTGGCATTTACAGCAGTTCCGTTGGTAAATTTTAGTGATCTTAAGGGTACAAATACTGTGGCAATTCAGTTTGCTGAAAACTTACACCGCTATGGTAATGATACCGGTGTTGGTGGTGTTGCGCAATATCTTGAAGGTATTGCTGATACAAGCTCGTTAGGTGGACAAAGTGTAGTTGCAGCAATGCGCGAAGGTCGCAATATTGCTCGACTAGAAAATGCTGGTCTTGCAGATGACTTATCGTTTGATCAATACGGCACACAACCACAAGCAACATTATCTAGTGGCCAGAACACCAAAGAAGAAGCACTAGATCAACTTATAAAGAGTTAAATACAATTATGGCACAGCAAATGGAAGAAGTTACAATTCGAGTACGCATCAACGGGTTAACCGAAATAACCTATTTGCTTCCTGCACCTGCAATGAACGCAGCACTAGCACTTGCTAAAGCTCAATACGGAAACGACAAAGTACTTGGCATAATTCGTAGCCGTTTAGTCAACGGTTGACCTAAAATACCCTTTTTGCTATAATAGCACTATTGTAAACTCAATAGGTGCTTGTTATGCCTCAATCTGAATTAATCGACTGCGAAGAATACAACAAGATTTATCCCGAGGATGTGGAATTTTGGGCCTGGGTTGAAGCAATGGAACAGGCGTATGTTAAAAGCATTACTATTAATCAACAATCATGACTGTAAATAATACTGTACTAGAAAAATATCTAGGCGAACAATTTAATGGATTAAAGGTGGCAGCAGACTGGATTCGCGATTTGGAAAGTTCAGATAGTCGCACCCACAAGGAAGCAGTAATTGAAAAAGCACTTGTGGCAGCACGACTAGGGAGTTCCAACGCCCAGTGTTTCTTGTACAACTGCTACCTAGCATATAATCCATTTTTTGTTTACGGTGTACGCCAAGTTCCTGAAACTGAGGGACTCGAACACAAAGAAAACCCGTGGCCTGCGTTCTGGGGCATGGTTGAAGCACTACGCACTCGCAGCGTCACCGGTGGCAATGCTCGGGCTGCAATCGAAGCAATGAGTCAGCGTTTTGATTCTGTACAATGGAATGGTATGTGTCGCCGTGTGCTAATCAAAGACCTGCGCTGTGGTGTCAGCGAAAAAACACTTAACAAAGTACTAAAGAACTCGGAATGGAAGATTCCAGTTTTTACATGCCAACTCGCACAAGATTCCAACGATCACCCAAGTAAGATGACAGGTAAGAAGCGTCTCGAAGTCAAACTCGACGGTGTTCGTGTGCTAGCCGTGGTCAATGGAAACAATTGCACATTATACAGTCGCAATGGCAAAGTCTTTGAAAATTTTCCGCATATTCGAGAAGCCATTGAGAATACTCGTCCAGCATTTCAATATGGTGTAGGCATGGGTGGCCGCTTTGTGCTCGACGGAGAGATTGTCGGTGAAAGTTTCCAAACACTAATGCGTCAGGCACATCGCAAGTCTGATGCCCAAACCGAAGGCATGGTATATCATATCTTTGACGTGATTCCGCTAGATAGTTTCGAAGAGGGACACTACAATGCACAACAAAGTAAGAGACTTGAATATCTACGCCGTGTTGCAACCGGGCTTGTAGAAAGTGATTGTTTGCGTATTATGAATGGTCTTGACGTTGATTTGGATACTGCCGAAGGCAAAGACCAAATGCAACGCTATGCTGAAGAAGCAGTAGCACAAGGCTTTGAAGGCATTATGATCAAAGACATTGACGCACCATATGAGTGTCGCCGCAGCAGTTTTTGGATGAAATATAAACCTGTGCATGATTATGATCTTAAAGTTGTTGGTGTTGAAGAAGGTACTGGTAAAAATACAGGCAAACTTGGGGCGTTGATATGCGAAGGAATAGATAATGAAAGATTTATTCGTTGTAATGTTGGGTCAGGGCTTACTGATGCCCAGCGTAATGATTATTGGGCAAACCGTGATATTGTTATTGGGCAAACGGTAGTTATTTTGGCTGACGCAGTAACACAAAACCAAGATGGAAATTACTCGTTAAGATTCCCTAGGTTCAAGACCTTTAGAGATGACAAATAATTTTCTAATTGTGTGTCTGACAATTGATACCATCCAGGACGGAGTCCGACAAGTTTAGTTACTGATTCTGGCATAGATTTTTTTAGTCGTTTAATTTCTGCAACAATAGGTCTATTTGCTTTCTTTTGATTACTTGTTTTAAGTTTATCAAGAGTTGTTGACGGCATTTTAGTTCCACATTTGTCAAAATGAAAACGATACATTGCAGAGATTCCACCGACTTTATTACAATGTGGACAAGTAACAAGAGGCTTAGGTTTTCTCTTTTTGTTTTTGATATAATCCGATTGTGGTTTGCCTTTATTTCCGGGAGGAACTCCGGTTCTGGCTTTTGATGATGCTCGAGGATCTATCGATTTACTATCAGATTTGTTTAGATAATCATCGCGGATTATAACTTTTAATCTTTTAAGAACTTTATGTTCCCATAATCGTGCTTGGTCTGTATTGCTAAATGTTTTTCTTATTTGGATAATATCTGGATTGCCATATTCTTGAACATATTTTGTTACAGTTGAACTTGAAGTAAAGTATGTTTTCCATAAATCTAATGGATTACAATTTTTTGCGTATCTGACACCATAGTATTTCATGCCAGTGCTTGACCATTGAATGAAATAAGTGTATGGGATATTATTTTGTAAATACATTTGCTGGTGCTCCTATAAGCATTAGAGTAGTTGGATATCCCCATATCGCGAACTACACTTATATTTATATATTTTAGGTAAATATTACTATGAAAACGCTACGTGAATATATTGATTTAATTAATTCTGCCGACCAAGGTGTGGCGGAAGGCAACGAGAATCCGTTAAAACAAATTGACCCAAATGGTTGGAACTTGATTCAAGGTGATAAACCTATTGCTATTAATTTCCCTGATGAATATCGTGCTAAAAGTTTCCACAGTGGCCACGGATATGGCAGCGAAACAAAAGTTTTACACGGTTCGCAAGTTAGACGTAATGCGTATCTAAAACACAACCCAGGTGTCATCAACTACCCAGAATATTCACAAGGTGTAGCAGAAGAGGCAACACCTGAAGCGATTGAACAGATAGAACAACTTGCTGACAAATAAAAAGGTATAGTCAAGTTTGACATTTGCTACAATTGTGTGCATAATTGACGTATGCACAGAATTATAATTGAACTTCAAACTACCGAACAATGGTATAGCGTAATACGTGAAGCCAACACTTGGTTTGGCACAGGCAAATGGCGTGGTCAAAACCATGTGCGTAAAAAACTAGAGCGTAACGCCGTTTGGACGACAGCTCCTGGCTACACAATGAAATCCGTACCTGTATGGTTTGATGTGCCAGATCCACAGTTTGCTACTTGGGTAAAACTAAAATACGCTTTACCCGGTGACGTAAAAACCACTAAATAATACTCTATGTTCTTAAGTTACTTAACTTTATTCGTTGCGTTATCGTTAAGTGTGGTAGCCGCTTTTTATTCTATAGCAGGCTTAGCCGCTATTTTCGCTGCGGCTGTAGTTCCAATTGTTATTATGGGCTCCATCTTGGAAATTGCCAAGTTGGTTGTTACTGTATGGCTACACGAATACTGGCACCAATGTAAACGCACAATGAAGGCATACTTAGTACCAGCAGTTATGGGTTTAATGCTGCTAACTAGTATGGGTATTTTTGGATTTTTATCCAAAGCACACTTGGATCAAGCAGTACCAAGTGGTGATATTGCTGCCAAGGTATCATTGTACGATGAAAAAATCAACACACAAAAAGACAACATCAAAGCCGCTAGAGCGAATCTTGCCCAGCTTGATGCCGCAGTTAATGAAACAATGGGACGATCAACTAATGAGCAAGGTGCTGACAAAGCCGTTGCCATACGTCGAGCCCAAGCCCGAGATCGAGCAGCCCTTACCAGAGAAATTGAGCAAGCGCAAACCGCAATCTCAAAACTCCAAGAAGAACGAGCCCCAATTGCAGCCGAGCAACGCAAAGTGGAAGCGGAAGTTGGACCCGTTAAGTATATTGCGGCTCTCATCTACGGGGACAGCCCCGATACAAACCTCTTAGAAAAAGCAGTACGCTGGGTTATTATTTTATTAGTTTTTGTATTTGACCCACTGGCAGTTATGATGCTGTTAGCATCAACAGAAAGTTTAAAATGGGAGCGAGGCCTTAAGGAGCCCGCGGCAGAGGAGACTGCCAATCCCATAAAAAAAGCACCACCCTCGATTGAGGACATTCGTGAATCAGTAAAGAACGCAGTTTGGGACGAAGACGCTCGGGCTGCTGAAGCCAATGCTTTACTTGCTGAAGTAGAACGTGAACCCGAAACCGAAGTATTCGAAGAACCAGTTGCGCAAGAAGTTGTTGAAACTGTTGAACCCGAAGACTTAGATATTCCTGTGCTAGAAAACGAAGAAACTTGGGCACAGCGAGTTATCGACGAAACAGGCGACTTAGAACGTCCAGGCGATTATAAGTTAGATCCTGATGCACTTGAAAAACAAGCCCGCCGCAATTGGAAAAACGCACACCCCGACGAAACAATTAAGCATCAAGAGCGTTTGTTTGAACAGGGGTTAATTGATCATTTACCCTGGAATGAGCCGTCGGTTAGTTTTGGCAACACATTTCCAAACAATCCAAAAAAGGGTGACTCATTTATTCGCGTAGATATGTTACCCAATCGTGTGTACAAATGGAATGGAACACATTGGATTGAAGTTGACAGAAACTCTGCGTTCTCGTATGCTTACGATGATAATTACATTGACTACTTGATCAACAAGATTTCATCAGGCGAGTACGATCCAGATTTATTAAATGATGCTGAACGAGATCAAATCGAACAGCGTCTTCGAGCAACAAATAAAAATATAGGCAATTAATGAGCGATATCAACGAATACAACGAATGTAGTTTTTGTGGTAAAAGTAAGGACGAAGTTAAGAAACTTATTGTAGGCAACGATGTTGCTATTTGCAATGAGTGTGTTGAACTATGTGATAGTTTGCTGCAAGATGACGTCCCGGATAAAGCCAAAGGATCTAGTGATATTGATCCACGAGAACTAAAAGCATACCTTGATCAATATGTGATCGGTCAAGATCGTGCTAAAACAGTTCTTAGTGTGGCTATTGCAAATCATTACAAACGTATTGCTTATTCGGGTAACGATTTAGAAATCGACAAGGCTAATATTCTAATGTTAGGCCCGACCGGCTGTGGCAAGACATTACTTGCTCGCAGCGTGGCCAAATACCTAGATGTACCGTTTGCTATTGCTGATGCAACATCGGTTACAGAAGCAGGGTATGTCGGCGATGATGTTGAAAGTTTAATTGTCAGACTACTTGCAGCCGCTGGCGGCGATGTACAAAAATGTCAACGCGGTATTGTGTTTGTTGATGAAATTGATAAGATTAGTCGTAAGAGTGAATCCGCAAGTATTACTCGTGATGTGTCTGGCGAGGGTGTGCAACAAGCCTTGCTAAAAATGGTCGAAGGTACTGTTTGCCGTGTACCAGCACAAGGTGGCCGCAAACACCCGGGCGGCGAAATGGTTGAAATTGATACCAGGAATATTTTGTTTATCGCCGGCGGCGCATTTGTTGGCTTAGAAGATGTAGTTAAAAAGCGCAAGTACAATACCACGCTAGGGTTTACATCAACGTCGGTAAACAAGGGCGAAGCATCACTGGTAGATGTTGTACCTGATGACTTGGTAAAGTTTGGACTAATTCCTGAGTTTGTAGGGCGTTTTCCAAGTTGGGTTAGTTTGGATAAACTTACTATTGATGATCTTATCCACGTAATGACTGACACCAAAAACAGCATTATCAAGCAGTACAAGTATCTATTTGCTGCGGATGAAATCGAATTAGAATTTACACCCGAAGCACTTGAACTCATTGCACAGCGTAGTTTGGATTTTGGCACAGGTGCCCGCGCTATTCACAGCGAAATTGAGCGTGTGCTAATGCCGCACATGTTTTATCTAAAAGACTATCAAGAACGGAAAATAAACTTAGTCGTTATTGGTGTTGACCAGGTAAATAATCCTACAACGCTTATTAAGGAGGGCGATTAGTGGGAAATAAGGTTATTATACATGATGGCAATGTCGAAAAGGGATTGCGTAAATTTAAGAAGAAAGTTGCCAACTCTGGCATTCTATTAGAACTACGTGAACGCGAACATTATGTAAAACCGACCACTCGTCGTAAACTCAAGGCAGCAGCCGCTAAACGCCGCTGGAAGAAAATGCTACAAAGCCAACAACTGCCTAAAAAAGATTTTTAACCAGTATTACCAATCCGTGATAAAATATGTTGACAGACCTACCACAGGTCTGTTATACTTTGTATTGTTATTATTTAGGAGGTAAAATGGAACTAAAAACTGTTCGCAATCGCGTTATTGTAGAACTCATTGATCCAGACACAGTTACGTCTGGTGGCTTGGTAATCCCAGGTGCTGCCGCAGAAAAACCACACAAAGGTACTGTTGTATGCGTTGGCCCAGGTCTGCCCACAGTCAGTGGCACCATCATTCCGATGACAGCAAAAGTAGGCGATACTGTTATGTTTGCTCAAAACGTTGGAGTAAAAATTAAAGTAGATAACAAAGAATATCTAACGCTCGTCGAAGACGAGATTCTAGCAATCATTGAGGAGTAATATATGCCAGCAAAGACAATTACATTCGGCAACGACAGCCGTGCAAAACTAGTCGAAGGCGTTGACGTTCTAGCCAACGCAGTAAAAGTGACTCTAGGTCCTAAAGGCCGCAACGTAGTTATTGAACGTTCGTTTGGTGCACCGCATGTAACCAAGGACGGTGTAACAGTTGCCAAGGACATTGAACTAGAAGATCGATTGGCTAACATGGGCGCACAAATGGTTCGCGAAGTAGCATCAAAGACTGCTGACAAAGCAGGTGATGGTACAACAACCGCAACAGTTCTAGCACAAGCCATTGTTAAAGAAGGCATGAAGTATGTTGTTGCAGGTCATAATCCAATGGACCTAAAGCGTGGTATCGATCAAGCAGTTCAAGCAGCCACAGCAGAACTAGACAAGATTTCAAAACCATGCGCAACTACCAAGGAAATTGCACAAGTTGGTAGCATTTCAGCCAACAGTGATGCAATGATTGGAACACTTATTGCTAACGCCATGGACCAAGTTGGCAAGAATGGCGTTATCACAGTTGAGGACGGCAAAGGCCTACAAGACGAACTAGAAGTCGTCGAAGGTATGCAGTTTGATCGTGGCTACCTAAGTCCGTACTTTATTACTGCACAAGATCGCCAAGTAGCAGAACTAGAAAATCCATTTATCCTATTGTTTGACAAGAAGATTTCAAACATTCGTGACCTACTACCAGTGCTAGAAGCAGTAGCCAAGGCAGGTAAGCCACTACTAATCATCTCTGAAGATGTCGAAGGTGAAGCACTAGCAACTCTAGTTGTTAACAACATGCGTGGTATCTTAAAGACTGTAGCAGTCAAGGCCCCAGGCTTTGGTGATCGCCGTAGCGCAATGCTTGAAGATATTGCTATTCTAACTGGTGGTACTGTTATTTCGGAAACAGTTGGCCTAAGCCTAGACAAAGCAACAATCGACCAACTTGGTATGGCAAGCCGTGTTGAAGTTGGTAAGGATGATACTATTATCATCGGCGGTGCAGGCCAAGCAGAAGCAATTGAGGCTCGTGTTAAGAACATCCGCACACAAATTGCTGAAGCAACTTCGGACTATGACAAGGAAAAACTACAAGAACGCCTAGCAAAACTAGCAGGTGGTGTTGCAGTTATTAAAGTTGGTGCTGCCACAGAAACAGAAATGAAGGAAAAGAAGGATCGTATCGACGATGCTTTACATGCTACTCGTGCTGCTGTTGAAGAAGGCATTGTAGCAGGCGGCGGCGTAGCACTAATTCGTGCTCGCAATGCTATCTTAGATCTACAAGGTGCTAATCCTGATCAACACGCTGGTATTAGCATTGTTGTTCGTGCCCTAGAAGAACCTGCACGTTGTATTGCGTACAACGCTGGCGATTCAGCAGATGTAGTTGTTGCTAACATTGCCAATGGCACTGGCAATTATGGTTACAATGCTGCTACTGGTGTATATGGTGACATGGTAGAAATGGGTGTTATTGACCCAACTAAAGTGACCAAAACTGCGCTAGTAAATGCTGCTAGTATTTCTGGACTAATCCTAACAACTGATTGCTCAATTACTGAGATCAAGTCTAAGGACGCTGCTCCAGCAGGCGGCATGGGTATGCCCGGAATGATGTAATATTATCCAAAAAATCTTGACATAATCGAGGTTTTGTAGTATAAATATATGCGTAGGTGCCGATAGTCGGGCCTACGCATTAGTCTACTTGCTTATTGAAAAGGAGAATGACATGACTAAAATCACAGCCTTTGACCTACAACCTCTATTTCGCCAAACAGTTGGCGTAGATCGTTTGTTCGACCGTATTTTAAACCAAATCGACAACGCAGGTCAATCACAAAACAACTACCCACCATACAACTCAATTCAAACTGGTGAACATACCTATAAAATTGAAGTTGCTGTTGCTGGCTTTAATGAAGGTGAAATCTCAGTTGAAGTTCGCGATGGCGATCTAATCGTCACAGGTGAAAAACTCGAGGAAGAAGCAGTTGAAACTAACGAACATTACCATGTGATCCACAAGGGTATTAGTACTCGTAAGTTTTTCAAGAGTTGGCAAATGGGCGAATACGTTGAAGTTGTTAGCGCCACGGTTGTCAACGGCATTTTAACAGTTGATTTAGAACGCAAACTTCCAGAGTCAGCGAAGCCAAAGTCTATTGCTATTACCTACAAAAAGTAATACAATAGTAAATACTGTGCAGGGGGCATGTGTCCCCTGCAATTAACCGAGGTATTATAATGTCAGACGCAGCAGTAGATACTAAAACAAAAATTGAGCCACGTGAAGATATTAAAGAGCCGCCGCTTTTTAAGGTCATCTACCTAAACGATAATCAAACAACCATGGAGTTTGTAATTGAAAGTCTAATCGAGCACTTTGATTACAATCCTTCAACTGCTGAAAAACTTACCATTGACATCCACGAAGCGGGGTCAGCAGTAGTAGCAGTTTTACCATACGAAATGGCCGAGCAAAAAGGCATTGAAGTTACTGTTGCTGCCCGCAGCGAAGGCTACCCACTACAAGTTAAACTAGAGCCCGATGAAGCTTAAAAGTCGATTTCGATGCGCAAGGGGTTGTACACAGACTTTTTCCATTCGGTGTCACCCCTGCCTCGACAATTGTTAACAAACCTAATATCTTGAATGGTGCGGTCAACAGGGCTATGATAATGTCCAAAACACCAAGCAGCTACTTTGTTTTCTGTATCATGTGTTAGTGCGCGAAGTATATTTGAATTGCCAGTGCAATTTTTTCTATACTGACCATCTAATGTAATATCATGGTCAATTAGACTAACCATTGGCACAGTATGAGTTGCTAACACAATTCTCTTAACATCTGTGTGTTTTTGTAAACGTTCAATGGATTTAGTTAAGTATGCGAAATCTTGAAATGCCATTGCTTCTATTGCGCTTGATTGAGAAGTATCTAAGTTATAACGATCTTCAAACCAGTAGCGAGTTTCATCATAATCAATTTGATCATCAAAGTCAAAACTCCACCATGCATTTGTTCCTAGGAACGCAACACCATCGACAATAACAACATTATCTTGCAAGTATGTAACGTTAGGAATTGCAGAAACTTCTTCCGACAGTGATCGATAACTTTCGCCAAGATTAGTGTATAATTGACGGTGTTCGTCGTTGCCGTCAATATAAAATACAGCGCGATAACATTGTCCAAGGTGTTCGAGGGTTTCTACTAATACTTTGCGATCTTGAGAAACATCCCCAGCAACTACACAAAGCATACTGGTTGCCATCCCAGTCCAATCAAAAGGTTGATCCCACGTTTCAACATGGAGATCACTGATGAGGTCAAATGCTAGCTTCATTCTTCTCCCCAACGTTTCTTTTCGAGATGAATCTTTTTATACAGTGAAAGTTTAGTCATGATACATATTTAAAAGGATTTACAACATGCATATAATATTTGGTGATGAGGTTGCCAAGCAAATGGCAGACAAATACACAATACTTGAACTTGATCGTTTTCAAGTACACGCCAACGGTCCTGTATTTAACTCTTATTGCGTAGTAGATAAAGACAGTATTCCACTTGAAGAATTAAGCACAGTTGAAAACATGACTAGACTTCATAATAAGTTAATGGAGAACTATCGCAAGAAGAATTGGGAATTCTGCGAACAAGCTCTTGAACACTTGTTTGGTCGTTGGGGCAAAGAAGTTGATAGCTTTTATATTAACATCACTAGTCGCGTCCGCAAGTACAAAGATAACGAACCAGATGACTTCAACGAAGGTATTATTAAAAAGTATGTGGATAACCAATAACACTCTATATTTGTTTGAGATTATGCTTCTTAAATAAAAAAGAGCTAGGCTATGATAAACATTATTAAAGATAGGCACTACGGTGCCTATCGCCTTATTCAGCGTCGCGATGGCCTTTGGGACAAGCTTCTGATTTTATTCTAATCTCGCAGGTTGCACATTCGTCGACCTCATCGCGAATTTCTTTAACCTCGTTGCGAACCAGTTTAATACTGTCGTCGAGTAATACTATAAGTTTGGCAAGTTTTTTGACACTTCCTGTACATAGTCGTACTATTATGTCTATAATTAAGACGCTACTAAAAATTATAGCGATAACCAGTCCGGCTTCTTCGAGGAAGTCGAAGAATACGTCCATTGTTAGCTCCTAGTTGTTATAAGTTCTTGTTATTAATATTACTTATTTTTAGGATTCAAAAAGATTGACTGGTAAGTTAATGAGTGCTAAAATAATACTTGTGTGTTAATTTTATTGGCCCGCTTATGCTATTAAAATAGACACAGTTAACCCAGGTCCAAACTAGGTTATATACTAGTTCCGACGGTTAAAACCTGAAACAACAAGGAGGCAGTTATGACAGCGACAACATCAAAGTCAGTAACATCACACCAAGTTGACAAGGTCAAACTTTTTAAAAGTCTGTCCCGTGTGGTCGGTTTTTTGGTTGTTGCGGCAACCGTGATCACAGTCACAACTCAACGCTTGGAATCGTTGGGTGCCCTCAAGGCATACCAACAACAGCAAAACGAACTTCGTATTGCTACGGCTAAATCAAAGCAGTTAGATTGTTTAGCCAAAAACATTTATTGGGAAGCAGGTAGCGAATCTTACGAAGGTAAGGTTGCAGTGGCCCAGGTAACACTAAACCGTGTAAACAGTGGTAAGTTTGCAGATAGCGTGTGCGGTGTAGTGTACCAAAAAAATGTGGTGCTACAAAAAGTAGTTTGTCAGTTCTCATGGTTTTGTGATGGCAAAATGAGAGATGGCAATATGAACCCAACACGGTTTGAGGAAAGTTACGCAGTGGCTCGTAGAGTCTTACTGGGTGGCGTTCGCTTGCCCGAGTTAAAGGATGCATTGTATTATCATGCTGATTATGTAAATCCTAGATGGAAAAATCTTGATAGGATTCACAAAGTTGGGGCCCACATATTTTACAAAGAAAGAGGTCAAGACCTATGATTACCACCAAGGATGTAAAAAAGTTCTTTACTGAGCATCTAAGCAGCATTAGTGCTGACACACTAGGATGGCTAGCGATCATCTTATTGCATTGCTCGACAATTCCAACATTGTTGGCATTGCTTACACATCTTAGCGATAAAACACCATCGGTAGATATTATTCTATTTGTATGGGCAGGCCTAGTTTTATTATTTGGTCGTAGTGTATTACTTAAAGATACACTAAATTCAGTGACCAATGCACTAGGATTTATTGTTCAGTCTGTGTTAATGGCATTGATTTTGTTTAAGTAATGCTGTACTCATATTTGTACGCATTTCTGAAATAAGATCATCCTGAAAGGACATATCAAAGAACCGTTGTCTATTATGTCGGATAACTGGCAACGCTCTTTGATATAGATCCTTAAATTTATCTTGCGGCATTCTAGCAAGATTGTTGATTAATTGTAATAATTTAGACATACGCACACTTGAATCTTGCTCTAAATCATAACTTTCGTCCCAGCAGCAATCAAAAGTTTTAAATCCGTAGTCACGTAGATACTGTAAACTTCCTGGCGGCGCAAATAATACGAATGCTTGGCTCATTACCATTGGCTTAAACACTTTTTCGGTTAGATAAATTTTATTTGTATCAAAAAGTGTTTCGGCCACAATGTGTACCGGAGGTTCTGCATCGTTGATGTCTATTTTAGCACTAAATGTACTGTCAACATGATCCCCGTTCCAGTTGTGCTTTATTAAATGTTGATACTGTTTACAATGATTAAGCAGGTCTAAACGATAAGTTCGAGATCCATCAGTGGCTCGACAGTATAACAAAAATCGACTGTTACTTAGTGACTTGTCTTTAACTTGCAAACAATCATAATGATGCCAATGTCTGTACCAATCCCTGGCGATCATTCCGTGCCACCAGTAGTAGCAACCAATGAATCCGTTTTGTTCCAAGATATTGATGTCTTGACTGTTTAATTCGCTGTGGCAAATTATAGGACACACATTGCCTCCAACGGCCTTTTTTAAAAATTCAATATTACTTAGATCTTCGGGATACTCAATTAATCGATTAACTCGTTGCAATTGGCGCTCGTTGGCACAATAGATTAAATTTTTTTGATGCTGCAACATAAATCTATAAGTATGCAGGTAATCTAGAAACAAAGGTTCTTGATCATGCATTACTATCCTGCCACTGGCACACATTCTAGTAACAAAATCAGGCATTGATAACGGACTGTCAACAAATGGTTCTAGGTTATGCAAGTCTTTTGACCCGTGAGGTTGAAAAGTTAATATAAAATTATTGGTTTTTTCAGGCCCGTAATTTGAGTAAACAAAATCGTAAAAGTTATCAACGGAGAACATATGGCAAAATTAGGTTTTATTGGTATCGGCAAACTTGGTCTAGACTGTGCCGAAGTAATGGCAGAGAAGCATGAAGTTTACGGTTACGATATTTACCCACGCACTAGCGACACAGTTAAAGTTTGTGGCATTGAAGAATTAGTTGACAACAGCGAATGGATTTTTATCGCTGTTCCTACACCACACGAAGCAGGATACGACGGTAGCGTACCGAGTAGTCATATGACACCAAAAGATTTTGGTCATGACGCAGTCATTGATGCAATTAACAATGTAAACAAGTATGCTAAGGAATCAAAGAAGGTAGTGTTAATTTCTACAGTACTACCGGGCACTACAAGACGCAAGTTTGTCACTCTTCTAGATAAAAAACATCAGTTCCTATACAACCCATATCTAATTGCCATGGGTTCAGTTAAGTGGGACATGGTAAACCCAGAAATGATCATGATCGGTACTGAGGATGGTAACTGGAATGGTGTTGCTGGCGAACTAAAATCATTGTACGACACAGTAATGCAAAACAACCCACGTTATGAAATTGGTACCTGGGACGAATGTGAATGTATGAAGATTTTCTACAACACATTTATTTCAGCCAAAGTTGGACTAGCAAACATGATTCAAGACTTTGCTATGAAGATTGGCAACATTGATGTTGACGTGGTCACCAACGCACTAGCCAAGTCGACTATGCGTATTATGGGTCCTAAATACATGACAGCAGGCATGGGCGATGCAGGCGCTTGCCACCCACGTGATAACATTGCCCTACGCTGGCTAGCACAAGAATACGAAGTAGGCTATGACTTGTTTGACACCGTTATGCACGCCAGAGAGATTCAAGCAAAGAATCTAGCATTGTTCTTAATAGCAGAAGCTGACAAGGCACAGAAGGGCGATGTTCCTATTGTTATCCACGGCAAGGCATACAAGCCCGATGTTGAATACTGTATCGGCTCATACTCAACGCTAGTTGGCTTCTATATTGAAGAAGCCGGTCGTCAGGTAGTTTATGTTGATCCGCTTGCAGATAACCGAGACAAGTGTGTTACTGAGATTAGTGAGCCGTCAGTTGTGCTATGGGCTCATAACCGTAAGATTACCTATGAATACACAGGTGACCAAGAAGCTACCAAGCCATATTGTGAAATCCCAACATGCTCGATTATCGTTGATCCGTGGCGTAAACTTGAAAGCACTGACACAGTAAAGGTTATCCATTATGGCAACACACGCCTTCAGAACGTATAGAATTGAAAAATTTTGGGACGACGAGTTTAAGTCGTTGCCTTATGTCCATGAACCATTTAACGATCCAGCCAACGTAGCTAAATGGATCGCGCAAGGTTTTCAAAGTAAAATCACTGGCGACCTTGCCGACATGCGTGGACCACAACCATCGTGGAACCATAAGTTTATCGAATTATACGAATCTATGGGCTGGCAAGATGTTGGCACGGCATATTATCGTATGACTTCGGGTACAGTAATGCCGACACACGGCGACCTATACAAAGCCTATGTTAAACGCTTTAATTTACAAGGTAAGGAGCATACCGTTTGTCGTGCGTTGGTTTTACTCGAAGATTGGCAACCCGGGCATTACTTAGACTGTTTAGGTAAACCTTTTGTTGACTGGAAAGCCGGAGATGTAGTAGAATGGACATATGATACACCACATTCGGCTGCTAACGTAGGGTTTGCAGATCGATACACTTTACAAATTACCGGTCACGTAGATTATAATGATAATTTCTAGTTACAACGAGTGGGATCCACTCAAATGTATTGTAGTTGGTTCAGCACGTGGTGCCAATTGGCCTACAGACGATCCTGTGTTTGCTGTTGAAGCAGAAAAAACAACCTGGACAGAAACTCCTGTGCCCAGTGGTCCTGTGCCCGAGTGGATCATTGAGGAAGCTGAAGCAGAGTTAGATGGCCTAGCAACACTATTACAGTTAGCAGGCGTAGAAGTTATTCGTCCTGATTATCGTAACTTTGTTGAAACACATGGCATGTATAACTACTGCCCACGAGACCGATTGCTAATTGCCGGCGACACTATTGTTGATTGCAACATGATGTATCCCTGCAGAAATCAAGAGATTGAAACGCTAAGTAAAGTTACAGAAGGTAATCGTATCGTTACGATGCCGCGCGATCAAGGGATGGTCTTAGATGCTGCAAACATTTGCCGACTTGGAAACACCTGGCTGTTTTTGGAATCATGGTCTGGAAACCGCGCAGCATATGACTGGCTCGTTGGCCAGTTCCCCGATGTTAATATTGAACTTGTCAATTTTTACGCTGGGGTTCACATCGACTCTACTGTTGTGCCTTTGCGAGACGGACTTGTACTATTAAACGCTGCTAGAGTTAAACCAGATAATATTCCCAAGGCACTTAAAGATTGGGAAATTATTTGGGTCAAGGATGTAGTTGAGCAAGGGTTCCACGAGTATCCGTACGCATCTAAATGGATTGCAATGAACATGCTAGCCGTGAATCCTACTACTGTGGTTATTGATGCAGCACAAACTAAATTGATGGAAACGCTGGATCGTCATGGTATTAACGTTATCCCACACAAACTAAGTCATAGCCGCACACTAGGCGGCGGGTTCCATTGTGTCACTTTAGATCTACATAGACAAGCATGAAAACTTGCTGGGTCATTGCCGAAGGATTTACGTCGCCGCTCATGACACCCGAACATCTCAAGGATGTTGCGCCAATTTGGAGTTCGTGGCGCAACTGGCGTGAATGGCGTGTGGACAATGTTGTGGCTTATGATCTAGAAAGCACACAAGGCCTAGTTAATCAAGGTATTCAAAACTCTTGTAATTTCTTTACTCGTTTTGCGCATTATGAAGCCGTGGGCAACCCTGCTAAGGTTAATGTTTATGAAGGTTCGTTTACCGATGACTTTGCTCGGCCCGAAGATATTGTAGCAATGCATTTGGCTAACCACCACGATTTGGTTTTATTGTTAGGGTTCGATGTCGGCCAAAATACCGATTATACAGCAGCATTTCGGGAAACTGTAAAGCAATACCCAAAAACTCAATGGGTATTAATCGACCATAAGGGTGATTTGGATCCTAGTTTAACCGAATTGTCAAATTTAACTTGCGATAAATTTCAGAATGTGTTAGCATTGTTCCGTGTTCAACAATAACGACATCAACAATGATCAAACGCATCGGCTTTTGCTGCAAATGGATCGATACTCCAGAGCAAGTTAACGGCATTAAACCCAAAGACGCAGCAAAGAAATACAACACTGGCTCAACTACAGTTGCTTGGCTTGACCGCCAAGCACGTGATGTGGCCGAAGACAAACTGTGGGAATTAACCAAACAGAATATCGAGTCGACCCGACTCCTAGTAGAAAAGGTAGGTACCTTAGATGAACACTTACGTATGGTCCGTATTAGCAGCGACATTCTTCCTGTCTATACCCATCCTAGCTGGTCTTATTTTTATCAGTTACCGGACGTTAGGAATTATGTTGAACAAGCCTTTGCACGAGTGGGAGAACACGCCCGATTACAAGATGTTAGGCTTAGTTTCCACCCTGGTCAGTTCTGTGTACTTGCTAGCGATAACCCTGATATTGTCCGCCGTAGTATAGAAGAATTTGAGTACCACGTTGACATGGCCCGTTACATGGGCTATGGCAGCACTTGGCACGATCATGGTTTTAAGATCAACGTACACCTAAGCGGCCGTGGTGGTCGAGATGTATTCTTTGATACGCTTAATAAATTAACCCCTGAGGCCCGAAACCTCATAACTATCGAAAATGACGAGGTAAAAAATGGCGTTGACGTTGTTCTGTCTGTGGCTGATCGTGTTCCTATTGTGTTGGACATTCATCACCACTGGGTACACTCTGGCGAGTACATCGACCCCGCCGACCCTCGCGTACATCGCATCGTTGAGTCTTGGCGTGGTGTTCGCCCTACTTTGCATTATAGTGTTAGCCGTGAAGACCTTTTGGTGGGCTATGATGCCGGATCTCGTCACGATCTTGGAGTACTTGTTGAGTCTGGTTATCCAAAATCAAAACTCCGGGCACACAGCGATTTCTACTGGAACCTGGCTGTAAATCAGTGGGCTGGTAGTTTTATTGACCAGTTCGATATTCAATGCGAATCAAAAGCAAAAAACCTAGCAAGTTTTGAATTTGCTAGGTTCTTGCAGGAATCAAAATTACTTTGATTCTTAGGCAGCAGCCTGTGGCTTTTTCGGCTTAGCAGGCTTCTTTGGTGCTGCTGGTTTCTTAGGAGCAGCAGGCTTTTTAGGGCTTGCGGGCTTTGTAGGAGCAGCAGGTTTTTTTGCAACTGCATCAGCAGCGGCTTCAACCTTGTTAGCGGCTTCTTCAACTTTGTTAGATACTTCTTTAACTTTGTTGGCAGCTACTTTGACATCGTCGGTATTGATGTTACCGTCGTTGTTTAGGTCAGCGAAACCGAATAATTTTTTTAGAAATCCGAACATAATATCTCCTTGCGTTTTGGACTAGTCTTTTATTTAACCCAAAACACACAAGTTAAATATTAACCTAACCGAAAGAGGCACAATATGCTTACAGAAGTACTTTACACATTAATAATGACGCATATCACAATCATGTGCGTTACATTATACCTACACCGCGGTGTTTGTCATAAGGCAATTAACATCAAACCGCCACTAGCACATTTTATGCGTTTTTGGCTATGGTTAACCACAGGCATGGTAACCAAAGAATGGGTCGCTATCCACCGCAAACATCACCAAAGTTCTGATACTGTTGACGACCCACACAGTCCGCAGGTATATGGCATTTGGACTGTGCTATTTGGCGGTGCTGGATTGTATGTAAAAGCCAAACGCGATTGTGCTATGATTAAGAAATTAGGCGTGGGATCACCCAATGATTGGATGGAACAAAACGTTTATTCCAAATACCCAAAACTAGGCTTTACTCTAATGTTTATCATTGATGTTCTGTTATTCGGTTGGGCAGGTGTGCTAATTTGGGCAATTCAAATGGCGTGGATTCCGTTTTGGGCAGCAGGAGTTATCAACGGCCTAGCACACTGGTGGGGGTATCGCAACACAGATACCAAGGACACTAGCCGTAATTTGATTCCTGTAGCTGTTTGGATCGGTGGCGAAGAACTGCATAACAACCACCATTCAGATGGCGCGGCTGCAAAGTTCAGCCAAAAGTGGTACGAGTTTGATATTGGCTGGATGTACATCAAGATCTTTGAAAAACTAGGTTTGGTAGAAGTGCGTAAGTAATTTCACCAAAAAGACTAGGAAAATGTTGCGGTGCAGCATATAATGTATAAATAAAGATGAGAAAGGCATGTGCCGAATGGTTCGGGCAGCCGCTAAAAACTCGCTTAATTTAAGGAGAAATACCATGAAACAATTCGATCTAAACAAACTATTTGACATCAACGCTGCACTAACAACTGCTGAAAACACAGCCAGCAACGCAATGACTTTTGTTCCACAACAAGTTCGCGAAAACGTTGAAATGCTAACTGCCGCTAGCTTTGCACTAGTTCGCAGCAACGTAGAAGCAATGACTAAGTTTGGTGAAGCTGTTAAGCAAGCCACTAAGTTAGCTGCTTAATCTACGCCGGTTTGAAACCGGTTGACCATAAAATCCTGCTCGTGTATTATACACAATGAGCAGGATTTTTTATATCCTGATTTTTGGTAACTTACAGGAGTTATACATGAAAAAAAGTGCAATTATGCTGGCCTTTGTGGCTGCAATTGGATTGTCGGCGTGTAGTTCGACTGGCAGTAAAGATACGCCAATGCCAGGCAAATCAGTAATCACTGACTTCACCGACGAAGGGGTTAAAATTTCTTATACCACTTCGGGTAAACTGGAAAAGATTGAAGTATCGGGTCAAGCGTTTACTAACCGCGGTGACTTCCAAACACTTGCTGAAGCCAATGCCAAGGCCAAACTGGTGCAGTTTATCCACGGTGAGCAAGTGAATAGCAACAAGTATGTTCGCATCCTAACCAAGTCGATTGAAAAGGCACAAGAAAAAGCCAAAGACTATCGCTCGGGTGCAGTTAATACTTCAGACAAAGAGTTTGAAGATGGTGCAGACTCAGGTGCAGGTCCAGACGAGGACAATGTAAATCGTCAAATGGCACTACGTCTTAATGCTACTATTACCAACAACGTGACTACAATTGTCAGTGGCGGTCGTTTGACTGGTGTGCGCAAGGTACGTGACGAGTTCCGCAAAGATGGTGCAATTTATGTTGCGGTATTTGCGTGGACCGACAAGGACCAAGACTCTAGCGAATACGTTCGTTCGCGGATGCGTTAATAGTGAAACGTATAACTTCTGTACTGGCTGCGGCGTTAGTAGTTTCTACTGCTAACGCCCAGACTGCCCTGATGGCACTTACTCCAAATCCGGCGAGTGTTGTTATTTTGGCAGCACACATTGCCAACACTTGGGGCGAAAAAACTTATTATGTAAAAGTTGAAGCTACTGGTCGCACAGAAGAAGAAGCACGAACACAAGGGTTCAAAGGTGCAGTTGAAGAAGTCATTGGTAGCCTTGTGCTTAAAGAAGTAGAAGTACAAAAGGACACAGTAGTTCGTAACGACATACTGAATTATAGTTCAGGTTATGTTGATGACTACAAAGTTCTTAGCAAAACAGACCAAGGTGGTAAAGTTGTTATTGTCATGGAAGTCTGGGTCAAGCGCAGCAAGATTGCTGATCGACTTCTAAGCGAAAGCAAAGCTGCTGGCAAAATTGACGGTGAACGGGCAGTCGCACAGCAAACCACACTAATGAGAGAACGCCAAGACGGAGACCGCGCATTGTCTATGGTTTTGCGTGACTATCCACGGCGTGCGTTTAACGTAGAACTTGCACCTACAAGAACAGTAACTAATCCAGACCGCACACTAACAGTTCAGGTACCTTTTGTGGTACGTTGGGATAACACCTATCTTGAAGGTTTTTACGAATTACTTAAAAAAACTGGTGATGGTAACAACACGGGATTTTGTTTACAAGGACCAAACTTTTATTGTCGCGATCATCGTAATTATGTAACCATACAAACTCGACCGGGCAATCGCGGCTGGCAACAAACTGTAGCAGTTAACGACAATGTTCGGTTTGCGTTAATTTCAAATACCATGGCAGAAAAATCCCCAGTGGTTATAGTAACCGTTACCCGAAAAAGCGGTAGTATAGCGCATCGAGCATGTTATGACTTTGCTAGCCCTGGACAATTTGTTTCTTACGATCCTGAAAGAGTTCATATCAACGGTTTTATGAACGTGCAATCTGTGGTAAATCTTACTGTAGATTCAAACTTTGAACAAGTTGCTGATTGGGACAAGGTTACTGTAACAGTAACAGACCCAAAATCCTGCATAAAAGCATATAATTCCGGTCCTGCACCGGCAATTTACCGGTAAAGCAAAACGAGCACATTCTTCATAAGTACTTGAGTTGCTCAAAGTAACCCACTATAATAGTAGTTACTTTACAGCAAGGTACCTAGAATGTCAGTAATGAGCCAGGATAAAGATGAAGCAATTTTAGGGCACGGTGAAGCCCTTAAAGAACAAGGGATTTACACATTTATGGGTGCAGTCGAGGACGACAGCATCAAGCCTGTTATTGACTGGATTTTATACGAAAACTTTGTAGTTAAACGCAACAAGAAAAAAGAACTGCTGTTGATGATTTGTTCTGATGGCGGCGAACTTGCACCTTGCTTTGCACTTATTGACGTAATGAAAAGTTCACAGATCCCTATTAAGACTGTAGGACTTGGTATGATTGGTAGTTGTGGCTTGTTGATCTTTTTAACTGGCACCAAAGGTCGTCGTGTGCTTACACCCAACACCAGTATCCTTAGCCATCAATTTAGTTGGTACAACGAAGGCAAGGCTCATGAGTTGTTTGCTACTATGCGTGAGTTTGAATTAACACAAAAGCGTATGATTGCGCACTACAAGCAGGCAACCGGTATGAGTGAATCTAAAATCAAAGAACACTTATTACCACCACAAGACGTTTGGTTGTCTGCCGAAGAAGCACTTGAACTTGGTATTTGCGATTCTATTGCACAAACACCACGTTAAATTGGCTTACGGCGTTTACGTCCTAAATTAGATACATCTTGTTCTGGTTGCTTTAATCCGCTGGCCTTGATGTTGCTGCGGCGTTTGCTGACATTAACTAAATTTGTTTCTGGATCCGGATCTGGTTTAGTGTCAACTACATTGTCTTGCATTTCAAAATCTTCAACACTGGCACCATTTTTAAGAATCTTAAACGTAAAGTTTCCTTTGTTGCCGGTACTGAAGTATGCCTTTGATGCGTCTAATAACACACCAGTAACAGTTTTACTTGGGTAGATAGCACGGAAACCGGTAATTGTAATAACGTCTTTACTTTCTTTGGCTTCGGTATAAACCTGCACTAATGCAGCATTGTTTAAGATGTCAGATGCGGCAGAGCCAAAATTAGTATTTTCGTTAACATAGTCGGCTACCTTGTAAGCCACAGCAGCGACCATGTGTTCGATTGGAATAATTCTACTTGGGTCAGCAGCACTACGTTCGCTCCATAGTTTTTGTGCAGCTTTAGATAACTGTAACGGATCAATATCTGCTGGGCCTTTGCCTTTTAGCGACATAATTTCGTCGGCAGTTTTTTGATCGATTAATTTATATAACACACCTAACTGTAGTGGTGCCTTGTAATGCCCACCTGCTTCGATAATATCAAGGATACTGACTGCTTCTGCGTGGTTCTTTAATAACTTCTTACCGTTAGGTGCACCTTCGAGTTCGCGGATACTTTTTCTTAAATTAACAACGCTAGCATTGGCACCATTTTTACCTTTGCTCGACAATTTGATTTGCTTGCCTTGAGAGTTTACTAATAAACTGTCAAACAGTCCACCAGTTGTTCCTTCGTTAAAACTAATAACACAATCCTCGTAGCCTTGTCCTGGTCCGAAGAAGATATTTGCAGCTTCGGCAGCATTTCCGCTTACGGGCTTGCCCATAACAAGCGCCATTGGTTGCAACATTTCACAAAAGTAATCTCGGAATGCAGTAAAGTTAATTGTGCCTTTGGGAAAACTAACTGGGAAGTTTTTAGCAGCCATGAATGTTTGTGTAGCTACTACTTCTGGAGATCCTTGGCCAAACTTAGCAACAATTTGTTTGTAAATTGACTCTGGCGTATTACTTTTAAAGTTGGTTAGTACTTCGCTAGGTTTGTACCCAACATTTTCTTTTGCTCCAACTTTTGAAGCGTAACGATATCCGCCTGGAATAGCATTGTTTGGGAAGTTGTTGTTTACACGATTTGGACTAATATCGCGAAACCAACGCCCGAAATAGTAATCTTGACCTTGATCGTCGGTTAGATGTGTAACGCCAAATGCTAACATGCCCTTGTTGAACGCATTGGTCCAAGTTATATCGTCGGGTGCAATGCCATAGGAATCAAATGCTTGTTTAAGCGCAGCATCCAACTCGGCTAAATCGTTATATTTTCCTCGATCTGGGAAAAAGTCTAAGCTCTGGAATGTTAGCACATCGCCATCGCTGTTACGGAATATATCACCAGGTTTGCGGTTGGCAAGCCCAACGCTTTCGGTTAAGGTATCTTCAAGGATATTAAGTAGGTCACGCATTGTATATTTCTCTAAGTGTGTTGTACTTATCAAACTAATTACATAGTTATGAAGATACTTGTGTCAGGATGTTCGTTTAGTTCGGGGTGGGGGTTTGAGAACGAAAAGCAAAGCCCGGAAATTTGGCCAAATTTGTTGGCCAAGGAAACTGGCTACAGCATTGTAAACATAGCAGAGACTTGCAACAGTAACAATGATATATTTTTATCAACTATTAACGAAATATCCAAAAATACCTATGATTTGGTGTTGGTACAAGTTACTGCATTAGATCGCATCACAACTACAACTGGCCCGTTGGGTAACAAAATTAACCTAATTAACTTTGACCAAAGAGGCGATACCGAAGTTAGTAACTTCACAGGTAGCCAAATCAACTCGTTTAAAAAAATCTACACAACGTTTAATCACAGTTGGAAACATTTTTTTGATTTAGTTAATATGGCCGAAACTTACTCTTATGCTCAAACACCGGTTGCAATGATCAATGGATTGCTTCCTTGGGAATCTGATTTTTGGGAACGCATTGACAAGTTTCCAACCGACAAACCCATTGACCATTTTACCAAAGACCTAATCCAATTCAACAACTATTCGGATGACACCTTAAACGAGTTGATACAAAAGGTTAATTTGGGCAAAGAAAAACTGCAGAAATGCCCCTGGGTTAACTTGACAGAAAGTTGGCAATTTGCTAAAATTGATACTGTAAGTTGCACTGATAAACATCCCGGTACTCTGAGCCAAAAACTATTTGCGACTCAAGTATCTAATTTCATAAAGGAAAATTATGCCTAACTTGGTACCCATCGTAGTAGAAAACACTAGTAAGGGCGAACGCTCGTATGACATTTATAGCCGTTTGCTCAAAGACCGTATTGTCATGCTAGATACAGACGTTAACAACCACTCTGCTAGTCTGATTGTTGCTCAAATGCTATTTTTGGAAGCCGAAGATCCTGACAAGGATATTTTATTTTACATCAATAGTCCAGGTGGGTCGGTTACTGCCGGCCTAAGTATTCTTGACACCATGAACTTTGTTAAGTGCGATGTAAGTACTATTGTAATGGGTCAAGCATGCTCTATGGGTTCTTTACTTGCTAGCTCGGGCACCAAAGGCAAACGCTTTATGCTGCCGAACTCACGGCACTTGATTCACCAACCATTGGGTGGTACTGAAGGTCAAGCATCAGACATGGAAATCCAAGTCAAGGAAATCCTACGTATGAAAAAGTTGCTAACTGAAATCTATGTTAATAACACAGGCAAGCCATACGAGCTGCTAGAAAAAGACATGGACCGCGACAACATCATGACGCCGGCTGAAGCAGTTGAATACGGTCTTGCTGATCGAGTAATTGCCAAGCGAGAGGGTTAATGGCGTTCGAAGATTCTTTTTGTTCTAGCCCTTGGTTCCACATGAGAATCAACAACAGTGGCCACTACGAGTATTGCCGCTGGGCAAACAAAGAGAATCGAGTCGCGCACAGCAATCTTAAAACCGAAACTCCGATTAAATTCTTTCAAAATGGAATGTCGGAGTTTCGTGCATCTTTGCTCAATGGCGAACAACCCACAACGTGCAAAGAATGTTACACTCAAGACACTCATAAAAAAGTCAGTGGACGGCAGCGTCAACTACTCAAGGTAGGAGTTCAAGTTGACAGGTTTGTTCAAACAATGTTAAGTAGTCCGTGGCTTGGTGAATTTGAACACAGTAAACTTCATAATGGAGACACCACTCAACTACCGCAGGACTGGCAAATTGATCTAGGAAATTTCTGTAACAGTGGATGTGTATTTTGTAATCCTTTTTCTAGCAGTTGGATTGCAGCCGAGTACAAACGTATAGGTTTAATTGAAAAAATCCCAAAAGGCTTTTGGGCCGAGGATCCAGATCAGTTGGCTACATTTGTTGATGCAATTAAACAAAGTAAAAGGTTAGCGTACTTACATTTTATCGGCGGTGAAACTTTAATCACTCCTGCATTTAAGGTTATTCTTACAGAATTAATAAAACAAAACCTGCACACAGAACTCACTATTGGATTTACTACTAATCTAACAGTATGGCGACAAGACATTGTTGATTTGCTTGTACAGTTTAAGTCAGTTAACTTTGGTGCAAGTGTTGAGTGCTTTCATTCGTTGAACGATTATCTAAGATACCAAAGCAATATCGAAACAGTAGAAAAATTACTAGAACAATGGTTAGAAGTAGCTAACGAGCACAACTGGATTAAGTCTTTGCGCATTACTCCTACATTGTTTAGTGTTTGGCATTTGGACACGGTATATGAATATGCCAGGCGCCATCAAATGATTGTAGAAAGTTGTAACTTCTTAGAAGATCCAACATTTATGAGACCTAGTGTGTTGCCGGGGTCTTATCGTCAACAAGTGATTGCAAAATTACAAACGTGGATCAACTCATCAGTTGGTTCTACAGACAATAAAATTATCAATGTTCGAAACATGAACTTATTTGAAGATCAGTTAGTTCAAGATGCTTCTAGTTATATTAATTACTTGACCGACCACGAATACGAAACACACCGCTTGCCAGATTTAGTTCAGTTTCTTAAGACTATTGAACAAAGTCGTGGTAATAAAATTTTAGATTACATTCCTGAATATGAAGAACTTCTTAGATCTGCTGGCTATTGATCATCAACTTTGTCTTAGTATTGAACTGGATGCAATCACAGACAATGGTGTTCCCAGGGCGGGTATATTTGTTAATAATTCTTGTTTGTTAAACTCTTGGCTCGATGCACCAGTTACTGTTAGTTATTCTGCACATTTATTAGATCCTATAAACATTAGAATAACAATGAATAATAAGGATTATAATGCAGATCGAGAAACTGCTGTTATTATTCGTAGTATTCTAATAGATAATATAGAGTTAATACCCAAATTTGATTATCTAGTAGAATATATCAACGATCATAATAATAATAATCCAACAAGTTATTTAGGTTTTAACGGTACTTGGATATTAGATATTAATCGTCCGTTTTATCAATGGTTGCATGAAAAAACCGCACAAGGTTGGTTGCTAAAGCCCGGTTGACCAGAAATTTGCCATTTGCTATAATTTGGGTATAGTAAGTGAACAGGAGCAGACAATGTTTATCAATCTTACCGCCCGTAAAGCCAATGGTGACTTTTATGTCACTTCTAGCGAAGTTGAGCAGGAAAAGCATCCTCAACTCAATGAGTTTAACATGCGTTTGTACATGCTAGGCCTGGCCGGCGAGTACTTTGGCAAGGGCTTTGATGTTACTCTTACTCAAAAGGCACTATAATGATCATTGACATCAGCGCCAGCGCAGTCCTTTTCTTTGTTGCCCAATTCCTCGTGTTTGTCACGGTATGCGGGCTTCTGGGTGTGCTAGTGTATTACAAAGATAACCCAGAACCTTACAGCAAGTTTCACCACGGCGTGTACATCACTTTGGTCAGCATTGCCTTTCTTCTAATCTTTGGGTTTATTCAAATTAACTGGCTACCTTAAGGAGCAACTATGACAAACGTTTTTGCATTGATCCGCCCACTAGACTTCTCGGGCTATAATGTTCCTTTTCACACTCAAGAAGCGTTAACCAACTACGTTCAACATGGTTACATGCCTGGCGGCTTTTTGACTTCGCTGCTTTGTAATGACCTTATGGGTGCAGTTGCTCGCGCCGATCATTTTAATAAATCAAACCTTGCCGAAATTGCCAGTTTTGTTTTTAACGAAATGCCTGCAGATTCTTGGGGTTCACTCAAAACCATGGAAGCATGGTGTAAAAAGATCCACAGCATGAAGAACGCTGAATCAGTTTAATTTTTAACAGGAGAGTAATATGGATATCAAAAAAGCACTTCGTAAGCCCAGCAACCTTATCAACATTGGTTTGGCTGTATTTCTTGTAATCTATTCGCGTGTGGCCACAGGTGCACCGTTTATTTTGTTTGAAATTGCCGTTTGGGTATCTTTGGGTTATGCCATTCAAAAGGTTGTAACTCCTTGGATTATGGAAGGTTTCGGGCTCGAAGATCCAGTAGAAGAGCCAGTTGACCAGTAATTCCAATTTCGGTATAATATAGGTATTGTAACAGTAAGGAGTTGGCAAATGACTAAGTTTATTGCAGGCGTTATCACTGGTATCGTGATTTGTACTGTGGGCCTTTCGGGCATCTTCAAGATGTTTGACAATGGCGTAAGCAAGGTTCAAGAAGTTACTCGCGACGCAGCACGATGAGCAGCATTTGGGTTCTTGTTTATACGGCTTTGGCAGCCATATGTTTATTTCAAGCCGGTAGGTTTGGCTTTATTATTGATATTGATCGTCAAGAAGGCCGCAAAACCGAGCTAACATTCCATGTGCTGTATTGGCTTGACATATTCTTCGGACTATACTTTATTATTTGTGTTTACGGCCAAGGCATTGAACGAGGAGGTATGTGATGATTGTTGTGCAAGAAGTCACCGAATGGGAACACAATATTCCTAATCACATTTACTTCTTGTCTGATGACAAGTCCAAAATGTATGGCTACATTCGCAAGGGCACTGAGAAGCCCGTGGCATTTAGCAAGCCATTAGGATTTGTTGCGAGTCGTCGCAAGTTCAAACCCATTGAAAACACTTGGGAATTTACAGTAGAAAAACCAACCAATCCAAGTTGGGAAGTACAGGGCAGCAAAGGTAACGTCTATACGGTCGAAAAGACGCAAACCGGTTTTACTTGCTCATGTTCGGGATTTAAGTTCCGCGGACATTGCAAGCATATCGACCAAATTCGCAGTTAATTTTGCCACTTTATCTAGACACAGGAGTTAATTATGCTACAATGTACTCATGCTGCTAATGCAGTCAACCAACAAAGAGAGGAATCTTATATGCGTTTTAATCCAACTTCAAAGACTTTTAAACTGTTTCAAGCTTTAGCCGCTGGCGAAAAGCTAACCGAAAACCAAATCACTCAACGTTTTGGTTTGAAGAACCCAAGTGCTGCTGTTTCAGAAATCCGTTTCCACGGTTTTGCTGTTTACGGTGATGAGCACTTTGATAC